CCTGGGCATCGTCCATCTTGACCAGCACCACCCGTGTGCCTGCAGGGTACTCCCTGCGGATACGGTCGACCGTTTCCTTATTCGGAAATCTCATGGTCAACACCTCCGTTCTTGAAAGCCGAGGAGCCGGTGAGGTTCTTCAGCAGGATTTTACGCTCTGTCTTGTACTCCGCGCCGATGAAGCCCAGCCGCAGGAGGAAGCAGCGGAATGCGTACTTCTCGTTGTCGACTTCCTTTTCCGTGGCGGTCACTCTCTTGGCGTTCCTTGCCATCTCGCAGAGTGCAGTGACAAGATGCATGTTCGCCTTTGCGGAATCACCGTCCATCTGCGTGAACCAGGGGAAGGACACCTTCTCGTCCGTCACCTCGATTGGAAGACTGTCCGCACCGAGCGCCTTTTTCATAAGCGCTGCTTTGGAATCCACGATCCTCTGCAGGTTCTCAATGGCGGCATCCGAAAGGCTCTCCCTCGGAACCGCCACCGTAAGCCCCTCCGTGGCCGCCTGTGTCGCATTCTCTTCGGTTTCGGATACTTTCTCGGCTTCCGAATCCCCGCCGTCCTGCGGCTCACATTCAAAGCCTGCGGCGGCGATAGCTTCAAGCACCTGCTCGACCTCCTCGCTGTCGGCGCGGTCGTCAAACAGGAGCGTTCCGTCCCTGGTGACCGTGAAGTAGTCGATTTCGTAGGCTGCGGTCGGCATTCCCATGTACTTTGCCATGGCTCCCGTCGTATCTGCGATTGCCTTTACCAGTTCCTTGCGCTGTGCGCCCGTTACGTTGTACCTAATTTCCATGTGCGAAAACCTCCTTTGTTTTTGGTAGTACATTAATCACTCTGAATCCCAGGAATAGCAAGCGATTTCCGCACATTTCGGTGTAGAATTACTCACAACAAAAATTCCGGGAACTGTGCATAGTACACGATCCCCGAAAGCACAAAGCAGACGTTCGTCAAAGCCACACCGTTGCCCCACATCTTATACTCCGCAGAGTCGGAATGCGGCTCCTTTATCCACTTGATGATCTGATTTCTGGTCTTCGGCTTTGAGGATGTCCCCATGACCTTCCGGTGCGTCTCAAACACATCCGCCCAGAAAGCGATCTCTTCCTCGGTCGGTTCTTCCGTCCCAAGGCCATCACACCACCAGTCGGGAAAGCCCTGCAGCCTTGCGCACTCGGTCGGCGTCAGCCGCCTTACGATATAGTACGGTTCTTCCGAGACGGTCGGCGGATCTTTGAAGTCCGTAGCGACCAGCGTGTCGGTCACCGTATCATCCGTAAAATTCGTATGGAATGAATTCTTGCTCGAATGATACACAGGCTGTCCGACCGCTCCCGGGCCCTTCGCCACCATCGTAGGCTCGACTTCTTCCTCGACCGCAATGCCGAACTGCGCGTTCTGCCCCATGTTATAGGTGGCACGGTCGATACCGTATGCAACCGCATGCTGTTCCGTGGCATTCAGCGTAAAGCTGACATCATCTTCGGAATAGCCGCTGCCTTTATGGGATGGTCTTGCGCCGTTGCCCTCAAGAGCCACGACAGCCATGCCGCCCTGGTTGCAGGAGGGATTTCCGCCGTTCGCATCAAGCGTCCGCGTGGTATCCGCCTCATAGAATCCGCTTTTCGGATTATCGGACTTCATGGCGTTTGAGTCCTTGGAGCAGATGCCATACACCCTGACCGCCAGTTCATTGCATCTTGCCTCGCCGACATCATGGGTATTCAGCGTATTGGCCACATCGGACTCCTTCCATTGCTGCCCCTCATCCGCAGAGTGCGGACGGGTACCCTTTGTGAACGGCACAAAAACCGTCTGGTCATTGTTGCAGGCAAGCGTGGCGGACAGATCATCCTGTATCAGCGGACCTTTGCCGCCGCCCTCACAGCCGGAGCGGATCTTCAGCGTCTTTGGAGTATCCTCTACCACGAACGGCTGGTTATTGCCGCCCGTGCCGTAGGTGGACATGACCGTTGGAGCCACATCGAGCGGTCCCGTGTATCTGGTATCCTGGCTGTGGTTCTCATAGACCGCAGCGGGAACTGTCCCGGCACGGAGTGTTGGAGATTTTTCTTCCTCGTATCCAATGCTCCGGGAATCCGCCGAATGCTCGGTGCAGAATCCCGCCGATCCCATCACGCAGGGAGGATGGTGCGCTTCCGCACGAAGTGTGCAGGTCACATCTTCCGAAACATCCATACGGTCGCCGCCCTGGTCGTTCAATACCATGACGCCGTTCCTGCCTGTTGAGACCCCACAGTTAACGCCGAAGGTGGCCGCCTCATCTGATACAGCGCCGTTATATCCGTCTACGCCGATGCCTGCCGCATGAGCGCCTTTTCCAGAAGTTCCGGCAGCTCCTTCCCACGAGCGGAAGCCCTGCGGATTATACCCAGACACGCCTTCGGACTCAAATAATATTTTTCCGGCACTCCCGCCTGCAAAATCTGCGACAAGGTAGATACGTTTTCTACGCTGGGGGACTCCCCAGTATTGAGCATCAAATACCCGCCATGCGAGACTGAAATCGTCTGCCACGATCTCTCCGGCATTCGGCCATTTCGCAGGTCGAGCAGGATCAATCTCGTATCCTTTGACGCTGCAGATCTCTTCGAGGACGGACTGGAAGTCCGCGCCTTTGTTTGAACTGAACGCGCCTGGGACGTTCTCCCAGACGATGTATCTCGGATATTTTCCATCGGTTGCACACCTCATTTCCTTTACGATTCGGACGGCTTCATAGAAAAGGCTCGAACGGGAGCCGTCCAGCCCCTCGCGCTTTCCCGCCACGGACATGTCCTGGCAGGGTGAGCCGAAGGTGATGACGTCCACGGGCGCAAGCTCGCTGCCCTTCAATGTGGAGACATCACCATAATGCTTCATAAACGGCAGCCGCTTCGTGGTGACCATAACGGGAAACGGCTCGATCTCCGAACTCCATACGGGAGTGATGCCGGAAATCAAGCCGCCCAAAGGAAAACCGCCGGAGCCGTCAAACAGGCTGCCAAGCGTCATTTTGTTTTCGTTGCTCATCCGTCACCACCTCCATCCCAAAAATCAAAATATGCGCTGTTCTGCGATAGCCCCGCATAACAAGCGCACTTTTCAGCCACTTTATTTTCTATCCAAGCCGGTGCTTTACCGACATCGTTATATCGTCCATACTGCCCGAACATACACCGCATTCCGATGTTCCTCGCTTTGACCGCATCTCCAAACGTGTCAAAATAGCCGAGGTGAATCTCTTGCTGACACACCTTAATTCTTGCCCGGAACTTATGTCTTGGAGAATAATAGCTTACCCCGCTTACCCCTGATGTATTGTTCTTCTGTAAGGGTTGGTTCATCTGATTCTGCTGGTGTGTACAATAGCGGATGTTGCATCGGCGGTTATCCATTGTGTCCAGGTTGATATGATCGATTTCAAATCCCATCCTGTGTTCAAAAAGGTAATCATGCAAGGCTCTTCCCCTGCAGTCGATCACATAAAATTGATCATTGCCGCCTTTGCTTCCCAGATAGAATTTTACAGCCTTTACCTTTTCGACCATATCCGCATCAATAACAAAGATCTCGCCGCTCGGCAATTCTCCGTAGGCAACTTTTCCATCGTCTGAAAAGGAGTATTTCACATTACTCATCTGCTGCCTCGCTTTCCATGGCCGCCAGTGCATCCGCGTGGGTGAGCTTTTGTCCATCGCGAATCAGATACACACCATCTTCTGATCCGTTTTGTGAAGAAATAAATCTGGCAACAGCTACATCCACGAACTTCGGCTCAATTTCCACGCCGTAACAGATCCTGCTTAACTGCTCACAGGCAATGAGTGTGGATGCGCTGCCCAGAAAACCGTCCAGCACGATGCCGTTTGTCTGTGTACACTGTTTGATGAGATAAGCTATCAGCGGCACAGGCTTTGATGACGGATGCCCGTATCCATCATTCCTTGAGTTTTTAATTCCGTCGAATTCGAATACATTCGTTTGTTTCTGATCACCGTACCAGATGTGTTTTCCGTCCTTGCGCCAGCCGAAGATGATAGGCTCCGAATTGAATTTCCAGTCAGTGCGCATAAGTGGAGCTCTTGGTTTCTTCCATATAAGCCCGGCGCCGACCTTGAATCCGGCATCCTCAAAGGCATCATAAAAGACTCTGGCCTTCATGGTCGCATAGAATTCATATATGGATGCATCCTTGCTCATGGCATTCTTGAAATTGGTAAACACCTTCATCAAAAACTCATAAGCCGACTTGTCATCCAGATCATCGTTTTTAATTTTTCCCGATTGGTTTTCGAGGTTTACAAAATATGGAGCATCTGTGCATACCAGATTAACCTTCTGGTTTCCCAGCAAGGCTGAAAACGTTTCAGGCAACGTCGAGTCGCCACAGATAACTGTGTGTTTCCCAAGATGCCAGATGTCGCCTGCCTTTGAAAAGCAGGGCTTTGACAGTTCCTCTTCAACATCAAAATTGTCATCTTCGGCTTCATCTTCCGTGCCAAACAGGTCAGCCAGTTCCTTTTCATCGAAACCCGTGAGCAGGGGATCAAAGTCCATGCCCTGCAGAGCCTCGATCTCGACACGCAGAAGCTCCTCGTCCCATCCGGCGTCCATCGCCATGCGGTTGTCCGCAATGATATATGCTTTTTTCTGTGCTTCCGTCAGATGGTCGGCAAAGACGCACGGCACCTCCTTGATGCCTTCCTCCTTCGCCGCAAGAATACGACCGTGGCCGGCGATAACGCCAAAGTCGCGGTCGATGATGACGGGATTGATAAAGCCGAACTCCCGGAGAGAGGAACGGAGCTTATTAATCTGTTCCGGGGAGTGGGTACGCGCATTATTCACATACGGCACCAATTTTGTGATCGGAATGAGCTGCATCTCAGTTGTTGTCTTCATATCGCACCAACCCCCATTCCGCAAATTTCTCAAACCCGCCGAGGCTCTTGATGTATTTCCTCGCGGTCTCCACGATCTCCTCATAAGGAAAACCGTCCACGGTATCGTCCCCGATGGCGCAGCACAGCTCCACGGGCTTTCCCGTTTCCTGCGCTTTCAGCCATGCGTAGACGTTCACGCTCACATCGGCTTTCGACAGGTCTTTCCCATGCAGACCGCCGCCCGTGACAGAATCCGCCATGTCGCTGCCGAGCTTCCTGTTGGTCGCGCCGGAATCCACGTCCGTGCCGCCCGTCCAGTCACCGAGCGGATTGACTTCCGCATTCGGATACACTTCTTTAATGTGGTGCACCTCCGCATTGCTCTGGCAGATGATGAGACGCGCCTGATCGAGAATGTACTTTCCGTCATACGGAAATGTGTTATACATAAACGAAGCGATCTCCGTCAGGGCTTTCTGTTCTGCCGTGACTGGCATACCCTTGAAAATGCCATTGTCTCCGCAGCGGATTCCGTCAGCCTGGTTGTCGGCAAGGTGTCCGTCCTGCGGAACTTCTACATAATCAGTGTGGAGATTGCCGCCGATCCTCTTCACGATGGCATCAGCCTCGTCCTGCGCGATATGCACGGATGTCTCCGCAATGATATGGCAGACCCCGTGACCGATAAGGACTTCAACGGCAATCCTCGGATTCTTTTCTTTTCTGTACGCAGCATCCACAATGGCACCGGCGATACGGTCGGCCACCTTGTCGGGATGCGCGGGATTCACTTTTTCAAACATATCTTTATCCTTTCCTTGCTCTGAGCAGTCGCTCCATCAGGTCATCCTGCGGAGACACGTCCCCGTAGTCGGTGCTGCAGTTCTCCTTCACGATCTGGAATATCTCATTCCAAAGCCGCACCGCCTGGTTCATGTAGTTGATGCCGATATTGATAAACGGCGACGGTATCGGTTTCTGCGTCGTCGGGTGCTTGGAGAGGAAGCCCATGCGGTTCGTCATCTCCTCGCACTGTATCCAGCGGGCGCTGCACATGGCGTACCTCTCCAAGAGCTGGGGAGACACCTTTGCGGCGCATCCGACCTTCTGTAGCCATTCCCATGTTTCCTTATATATTTCCTCCGCCTGCAGGGTACTTCCGTCCCTCTGCTCGGCTGACAGGAAATCATGCGGCTTCGGCATGTCGACACCCTCGACTTCGGGAATATCAAGCACTTCCAGCCTGCGCCCGCCCGGATTGCCGTTTTCGGCTTTCTCCTTGACAGCGGATTTCTTCCTTCCCGCACCGGGTCTCGCACCGCCCCGACCGCCTGTGTTGTTGGATTTTGTCGGCATTTTCACACCT